GGATGTGTCCGGCTGCGCTGGTGGTTGAAGTTGCGGGCGCTACGGTGCTTGTTCGGTCGATACCGTTTCATGGCTTAACCTCGTTGAGGTGAACGCTTTAGGCGTTCGGTGATCCAGTATTCCTTCCTTGATAGAATACTGGTGGAGTGACAGGACTTTGTACTGTTGCTCCTACGGGGCCACCCCGCAAGGGATGACCCCGTTTTAAAGGGCTCTAGGAGCCCGTCTGAGGCACGATGGGTGTGACCGGCGGTTCAGGTATTACCCGCACCTCGATTGGCTTTGGTGCGTCCGGTTTGGGCTTAAGCAGCCCGAGCTTCCGTGCCTCTTCTGCGTTGGCTTCGTCGAGCAGCCACTTTGCGAATTTCGCTGGGTTGTTCTCGTGGCGAGCTCTGATCTCGGCCGGCACCTGGGCGAAGCGTCTGTCGGCTTCGTTGATGGCGTTGAGTGCCTCCATGTAATCGCGCGGTGCGTTGGTGAAGTCGTAGTAGCCTGCCTCTTGTGGCTTTGCGAGGGCCGCGATGCCGAATCTTCGAATCATCACGTTGATGTCGGCGTCTTCTTTGTAGCTCTGGACGGTGCGGTCTTCGTCGTCTTTGGTGAACACGTGTGAGTTGTTGTCGCTGTTCGTGTCCGGGTCGTAGCTGAATTGTTCTTTGAAGGCGCGTTTCATCGTTGAATGAGACTCCGGAAATCGTTGAGGGTTTTTGCTGCCTTCCCTGCGCTCGTGACCCACGGAATGAACTGTCCTGCGCGGCTGTTATACATCTCTGATTCTCGGCGCGCGCGTCCGAAGTCGTATCGCATTAGTTGCGCGCTTGCTTCGCTCGCCTCGCTGGCGCTGTTGCTCTGTCGTAGCTGGCTGATTGCTTGCTGCTGCATCAGCCATATCGCGTATGGCATTGCTCCTGTTTTTTGACCGGCGTTGTCGTAGACGGGCTTTCCGTCTTTGTCGACGTATTGCATAAATTCTTGAAGCCGCTGCGCATCTCCTCGGCGCATGTTGTCTATTGTCCATTGGAGATTCTTAACGGCGGTGTCGCTCTGCACACTCTTGGTTTGAGCATCCATCTGCTCTAGTTGCTTTCCCTTGAGTTGGATATCAGCGATCTGTGACGCTGCGCTGAGTGCAGAGTTTTGGTTGGTGTAGCTGCTCCCTCCGGGTGTTCCTGCCCCTCCTTGGCTGTAGGCGAGCATTGGGTTTAGCCCGGCCGCTTGCATGTCGGCTGTGCCTCTCTGCCAACTGCTGTTGGCCATCTTCTCTTGAAAGTCCATCTGTTCGCGAGCTGCTCGAGCGTTGGCGGCGTTGGCTCTTTCTTGCCCCCAGAACGCGAGTCCTCCGCCGACTACGGCGGCTATTAGAGGCCACATTTTTTTAGAACCTGTTTAAGCCAGGTACCGAATGCGTTGGCATCGGTCGCACCATGTGCACATCGAATCGCGAGTCGAACAAGAACTGCTGCGAGGGGAACGTGTCTTCGTCGATCGCTGTGACGCGATTGACTTGTACGTCGGTTTCGTCGCGAATGAAGCCCGAGCTGAGCGTTGGCGCGCTTGTGAAGTTTTGGCTTAGGTGCCATGCGTCTAGCGTTCCTGTTGCTGCGCTCCGGAACATTCCTGTGATCTTTGACGGGATGTGCCGATACTCTTCCCAACGTGGCGTGTAGCCGAAAATCTCTTCGTCGTTGGTTGGATCGCCTGTCGCGTAGATCTCTTGGCGGCGAATCCCTTGCTCTCCCAAGTGGGCGAATTCCGGAGCATAGAAGTCGTATACCGTGCTGCGTCGCCAATGCCGCTCGATACCCTGCTGATAGGTCAGGTCTGCTCTGACCATTACCATGCACATCAGGTAACCGTGCTCTACGAACGACTGTCCGAATCCGCTTTGATGTACGACTGTGCCAGTCCCGCCGAGGCTTGCGAGCGGGCCGCTGGTGTCGCTCGCCGGCGCTGTCTGGGCGATTGGTGTGACGTGGATAGGCGTCGAGCTTCCGCCCAGGAATTCAGGTCGTTGGAGCCGAGCGTCCGGCGAAGCGACTCCAAAGCGTGCTCTGAGGATTTCTGTGTAACGCGTTCCGCCTCGGGCGTTGGCTTCGAGGTACTGTTGGGTTGCGAACGCTTGTCTGAGCGCATTGATGGTTGCCGACGTGGCTTGTGATAGATCGGCTGTGACGTCGGGATAGTTGACGCCACTGATTGACTGCATTTTGAGCGCGAGTTCGTTGTGTGTGTCGAACTGGCTATAGGCGAAGCCGTATGGTGCGCTGCCTGCGCTCGGTCCTGCGCTGTCTCGGATCGTGATTCCGGTTTCGTCTTGAGTGAATGCTACTCCGGGGAAGATTCCGATTCCGGTAACGGGCGCGGAAGTTCCCAGAGGAAGGCGAACATCAACGCCGCCTTTGAGTGGCCACGGCAGGGCGCTGGTGAAATAATCGTGTCTCTTACCTCGGCGTTGAGGGATGTACGTCGTTGTGTCTGGTCCGTCGCTCTTGTCGAACACGAGTGAGTTTTGAAGGTTCTCATCTCGGAACCACTCGTTGTAAATGAGGTTGTATGCTCGGAACGGTAATGCGGAAACGCTAAAGTCCGTTCCGCTGAGTTGTGCGCCTACTGGAATGCCGAAATAGTCGGCTAGGCTGGCTGTCGTGTTGACGGTGAAGTGTTTTTGTGGAATGAGGTAATCGACGCTGTCGTCCGGGTCGTCCTGCGCCCCCATGAATTTTTCCCAGTTTTCCCAGACGAGTCGGTTCGGTACGAAGAACCAGAACGAGTCTAGGTGCAGGTTATCCATGATCGGGAATAGCATTGTGCTCATGCGGGCGAACATCGTGCCTTTCACTCTCCAGGCGTCGCCTGGTAGTACTTCCTGGAGGAAGACCGGGATCAGGCGTGCTCCGGTGAAGGTGGTTTTGTGCGTTGTCGCGAGGACGAACGCACTTCTGGGTACCTGCGGTAGCGGTACCATGCTGAATCTGCTTACGTCTACTGACTTGTTACTAAATTGGTATTCATAAGCTGGCATATTAGTCTCCTAGTTGTTATTGCCTTGCGTTTTTTTTGTGTTCTGTCTTAAGTGTTTTGTGTTTCGTTTACTCTGTTGTTTTTCTGTTTTTTTGTATTTTTCGTTCCTTGGTATCAGTCGGCGACGCTGTTGCGCTCGGGGCTGTTTCCGAGGGCAACTGCGGCGGCGACTCTCTTTCGAGCTTGAGTTGGAGTTGGACGACGTCCCGCGCGGTCATGATGTGACACTGTAGGTCGAGCGCGGGTGGGAGTCCCATTGGCGAGGATGGCATCATCTCGCCTGTCTCGATGTTGATTGATCCGGTGTGGAGTAAGACGTAGTCGTCCGGATACTTTGCCATCGGTGTTGATTTGTCCATTACTACTTCTGTGAATGTCCTTCTTGCTACTGCATCGTTCGGGAACATCAGTACGAACGATACCTGGCCCTTGAGGATTTGTTGGGCCTGTTTGTCATAGATTGCATAGATGCGTTCTACCATTGGAATTCTCCTATTAGGGTTTACTTATTACATCTTATACGAACTACAGTGGGTTGTATCTCTGCGGTTTGTACGCTTCGTCTTTCCCTTTCTTTACTCTCTCTTTGACTCTTAAGCGTTTAATCGTTTGCTCTACGGGGTTTTTTCGTTCCCGGAGCTGCTCTCTAAGTTGTCGTCGTTCTTCTACCTCCTCTGGATGACGCTCTTGGTATTTGCGCTCGTAAAATCTCGGTATCGTGACCTTGCTGCCTTCGTGGTGGAGGAATCCGCGTCTGAGGTCGCGTTCATATTTCTCGAACCATTTGCTACCGATTCCTGGTCTCCTGCTCATTACGGCAAACTCGGGTTGCCGCTGCGCATAGATCACTTCCCCGGTCTCGGTGTCGACGCCTTCTACGGTGTACGGTTCCCTGTCCCTGATGCTGCCCATCTTCTTGATGGTGTACCCGCAGACATAAGCGATCCGGTCTGGATTTACGCGACTGAACTGATGTGACCCTTCCGTCCACAGTTTGGACAGACTCTCGCTCGTGAAGCTGTCGCTTCCATACCTCTCTGCGTCTTGTGGCCACAGCCCGTACAATAGCGCGTGATAGTGCGCTCTCTTGCTCGTGGTTCCGTATTCGCCTGCGGCGAAGAATCGGATTTTTTTGCAGTCTGCAACGAGCTTATTAACTCTTGAATTAGTGTATTTAGGGTTGTGAACCCTCTCGCACTCATGGCGTAGCCTCTTTAGAAATTTCTGAAGGATGGTTTTTGATAACGAGCCGTGCCACGGTAAATGCTCGTCGTCATAGGTGAGTGTTAAGAACGTGACGTTCTGGTGCTCTTTCGCCTCGTGTGTGTTGCGGATCGTCCACATAAGGCGTTTGTCGGTTTGGCATCCGTAGCACTTTCCGCATGGGATTATTTGGATGCCGTGTTTGGTGTTTTGCTCCGCTTGAAAAGCGGTCTCCGGTGCTAATGCAGCCATCATTTTTAGCGGCTGCCCGGGTCCCGCTCCCTTGCCATAGAGCGGGTAGTAGCAGCTCACAAGCGATAGCCGCCCCTCATTGGGGCCCTAATGTTTTTGGGATGTGTCCGGCTGCGCTGGTGGTTGAAGTTGCGGGCGCTACGGTGCTTGTTCGGTCGATACCGTTTCATGGCTTAACCTCGTTGAGGTGAACGCTTTAGGCGTTCGGTGATCCAGTATT